CCCCGTGTTGGTCTAGCAAGGTAAACTGTTCTGGTGTACCTACTACCGCGCCTTCATTCATGTTAATGCCTACACCGCAGGCGCATGAGCCTGCTAAGTTAGCACCACCATTAAAATCAGCCGCTGTAACTTCTGCTTCTCTAGCAGTTACGGCAGTATCATCAATAAAAAATGTTGGTTCGCCCATGATTTTTCTCCTTCAAAGGTGAAAAGGGGCTTTCGCCCCTATTCGTTTACTTACTACGCGTTACCATCCCAACGACCTTGGAACATACGTCCCGAAGTAGTTAAATTTCCAGCCCAACCAATTATTTGCACTTCTGCATCTTGGTTAGTTGAATATCTACGGTTAGGAGATAAAGGAACCATGTTACGAGCGCTATGTGGTCGATAGTGCAGGTAGCTAGTGTTCAAGAAGTAAGCCGTGCCTGTTGGCGCGCCGCTACCTAATGTACCGTTATAGATACCACCATCTAACACAACATCAGCATCCATGAACTTGATGCTGCTAAAGCCCGCATCGCCCATGTCTGTATTACTGAAGCGTTGTTGTGCTTGTAGCACACCTAGATATGATTCCCATGCCACAGCGTCAGCCATGATAAGGTCAGGTCGGTCTTGACCACGAACCAAACCAGCCCATAAGCTGTTCCAATCCGCTAGTATAGTTGTAGCGTCGACAGAGTTTTTCGTGGCATTTTGCCAGAATGTGAAAGTTGCTCCGTCGATACCACCATAAGGTGCTGCTGCAGGGTCTAAAGGAATTGCAGCGTTTAAACCGTCAATCTCTTTACCGCCAGCGCCAGTACCATCTGAGTACAATCCACCTGTGATTAAGTTAGAAAGCGTTGATTCAGCAACAGATAAGCGACTTTCCATTAAGTCAATCATTTGCTCACGACCAGCATTTTGAAGCTGTTCGAGACCAGAGATGATGACAGGAACTGCTGCCTGTTTGATGTCGTATTCAGCCGCAGAAATTACGTCTGAAACACCAACAGGTAGTAAATCGTAACCTGAATACCAGCCTGCATTTGTGTTCTCAGCAAAAGATAACTCTTGCATGATTTTGTGACCGCCAGAGAAAGTTTTAATCTTCCCCCGAGTCGATAAACGCTTAAGGATAGCGTTGTTGTTTGTAACATTGTCCGCAATCTTACGGCTACGGTTTTCAATCGTAGTAGCTAAGATGTCGGAGATGTTGGCGTTAGCGAAAGCCATAATAGTTCTCCAAAAAGATTAGATAAAAAATTTATTTTTGCCTTCCTAGCCTGCATTTACGCTGGGGCTATCTAGCCGTATCTAAAACTTGGGGTCTATTAAGCCTGCTTTTACACTGGGGCTAAACCTAGTTTTATGGTTCGACTATACCACACTTTTAGCCTTGTGCATCCCAAAGTTGTGATAATTCATCATGTAGCGTCAAACCACCTGCACTGCCGCCTGTGCCGCCTTGCTTGCCTGCTATGCTAGAGGCTGCCGATTCTTTAGCGCTAATATCAGCATTTGAGCCTAAAATCTGCTGTGTTTTAGCTCTGCCTTGCATGACCTTGGCAATCTCAGGGTTTAAAGCACATGCTCTCTCATACGCTTGGTCTAGCGTCAGCGGTCTGCCTTGTTTTTCAGCTACTTCGATGATGTCTGCCATATCAAGGCGCACATCAGTGAAGAACTCAGCTTTAGCACCAAAGGCTTCTACTTCGTTGTTTATGTTCTGATTTTGTTGGCGTAGGGTGTTCTGTTCGGCTTGATTAATCCGATTAAGCAGGTCGTTTACAGGCGCCATACGCTCGTTTAAACGTGCTTCCATAGGGTCTACTGCTGGTGGTGCTGCACCTGCCAAGGCGCTATCTAACATCCCGATATCTACACCATAATTCTTAACAAATCCCGCTAGCTGGTTAGCTTTTTGTTGTGGCGACCCCATACGCATTGTAGTCATGGTTTTCATTAGCTCTTCAAAACCTACAATAGGATCTTGAACACCTTCTGCCGCTATGACAGATGAAAACCTAGTCACCACATCACTAAAACGCTCACCTGTTTTGCGAGACTCTGCGCCCTCTTGTAAGGCTTTCGATATCTCTGTCTCTCGTTTGTTTATCTGCTCTCGGATAGCAGTGGGCGTGTTTGCCCATTCTTCTCGGGCTGCGGGTGTCCAGCTTGCAGGGGCTTTGTCATCTCCCCCTTCATGTCCTGTGTCTGTGGGTGGGGTGGATTCTTCTCCTTGAACCTCAGTGCTTGGCGTTTCCGCCGTTGTTTCCTCTTCTGGCGTTTGTTCTGTTTCATCAGTGGGGGTTTCCTCTACTGGTGCTTCTGCCTCCTCTACTTCAGGCGTATCTTCTACCTCAGCTAACGCATCTTCAAATTCTTCACGCATTGATTTATCTTCACTCACAGCTATCTCCCGAATTGTCTTAAAGTTTGGTCAATTAATTGTACTCGCTCACGTTTTGCTTCCCGCGTTGTGCCTCGCATATCAGCCTCACGTTTTTTCTGTGCGTTGTCTAGGTAATCTTTACCATAGTCACGACTATCTGTTACACCATGCTTGGCATTATGCCTGCGTAGCTTGCCTCTGTCGTCTATCACTGTGCCGTCGATAGGTGACACGAACGACTCGATATCGCCATGCACTGCTGCACCCCTTCGGTCTGGAGTTTGATACTCCTCCTTCGGTACTAGCTTGTTCTGTGCGCTATCCCATACAAAACTAGGCATCACTACTGCCTGAGTCGTTTTTTGCAGCGTTATTACGTTTATCCTTCTCCATCTCCATGTTCTTCTCAATTATTTTCACGCCCGCATCAGCACGTTTAGTAATTTTGAGCTTGGCGATGTCGATTTTGCCTTTCAAAATCTCTTTCTCCATCTCAGCGCTTACCCCTGCTTCTTGCTGCTCGGCGTTAATCTGGCTGGTGAGTAATTCTGTCCTTACATCAGCATCCATTTTAGCCCCGAGGATCTGCATCTCAACTTGAGCTTCAAATTCTGCTTTTTGCATATCAAACTGCATTTCCATCTGCTTAGTCTCGATATCAGCCTGTTTATCATCTGCCCTGACTTGCATTTCCATCTGCGCACTAAGTTGTAGCTCCTGTTGTTTAGCCTGCGCCCGCATTTCTTCGAGCTTGATTTGTATTTGACCCCTGATTTCTTCTGGAGACGGTTTCTCATCTTCTTTTTGCTGCTCGGGTTGCTGCATGACCTCGATGGCTTTGTCTAGCACACCCTCGATGTCGCTTGCGCCTTTGAACCCTGCCATTGACCACTTGAGCATTTCAAGTAGGAACGGTGTAGACCTTGGGTCTTGTTGCACTAAGGGGCTTGCCGCTTGTAAGAACGTACTAAGCCCGTTTAAATACCCTGCGCGCTCTTCTTTGAGTTGAGCGTAGTCCATCTGAGCTAACTGCTCGGGTTTGATGTTAACCCTGAATGACATCTGCTCTGGATTCTTGATTAACTCTACCGCTGGCTGTATTAGCTCCTTATCCAGTGAGAACTGCATATTCGACTGCTTAACTATTGTTTCAGCATCAAAATGCTTCGCGATAACCTCTGCTTTCAGTTGCATTAAGTTACTTGCGAACTTCGCAAACTCTTCCTGTAACGCCTGCACTCGAGTAGAGCCGAAGGAGGCTTTGATTTTAGATTGCCCCACACCTTCGTACTGGTTATCAAGTGAACCACGCATGATGTCAGACATGCCTGATACCTGCTGTAGCAAGCCGATGGTCTGGTCACGCACGACGATTAGCTTATCGAGGGCTACCACAATATCCGCTAACGGAACCCAATCAATCTGCCCTTGTAAACCTCCTTTCTCAGCGAACATAGCCCAGTTATCCACAGGAATGAGGTCATTTTCCACCCCTTCTTGGAATATTCGTTGGACGCCATCGGCTGATTTGTCGTACACCCCTATGACCTTGACTGCTTCAGTCAGGATAGAGATTCTGGTCTGTAACACATCAATCTCGTTGTACAGGTCTTGTGATAGGTGATAGTCAGGCGTCGGCTTATAGAGCTTAGTGACCTGATTTGCCAGCATAAAGGGCGGGCAAGGGTAAAAATTCTGTAATTTCAGTGGGTCATCTTGAGATTTGAGTATCTTAGGGTAGCCTTTCGAGTACCAGCAGACTTTCCGCTTCTCTTTGTCCCATATCTCCCACACTTCTGCTTTCATCCACGGCGAGTCCTCTTCTGGGTCGCCCGCAGACTTATCATCTGTGTTTGCCACCATCTTCTTGAGCTGGATGTTATTCGCCGCGTGGTCGCCAAACTTCTCCTCAACCTCATCCTTGGTCAAATATGACCGGAACGCTATCCACGGCAACTCTGCAAAGGTTCTCCCCCACCCCCACAGCACATCACCCCAATAATAGTAATCAATCGGGGCTGCTTCGCTCTGTATTTGCTTCTCCTCGCCATTTTGGATGACTTCTACATCATAACGTACCCTAGCGGTTCCTAAGCCCGTCAGCAGCCTGTCAGACAGCGTAGCGTTGAATATCGAGTCATAACTCTCACCATTGTTCATCACATCCGACCGCAGTAGCCTCTCCATCATCTCAGCCGCTACCCTACCCACGTCATCAGCACCTGTTGTGTCTGCTCTAGACACGTCTACACGCGGTACTTGACCGTAAAGCATTGATATTAGGGTGGTTACGTTGGAGTTGAACAGATTAAGGCGGAAACCTTGGGGGTTGGTGTTATTTAACGAGCGTTTGTTCTGGTTTTTTCTATCGTCGAGGTATCTGGAGACTATTTCATCTGCTTGCTTTTGCCACTCTTCCAGACGTTTGCTGGCGGCGGTCATCTCAGTCATCCAGTATTTATACTGCTCTCTGGGTGTGTCGTCGAAGTCTTTTCTAGACTCTAAAGGTGCAGTTTGGTCGTCAGCCATGTCAAATCCTCATTTTTTGTATTGACAGCTTCGGTGCGTTGCTGTCTCTGTCAGCATAAAGTTCGTCTAATGTAAACCCTTTTGGCTTAAATTGCGACACCTTGGCCGTTTTGTACACTTTGTCAGGGTCGGGAATGTCCAGCGATGTCCTGACGACTAGCGATAAATACCTGAACGCATCTGCGCTATGGGATGACCAATCATGCTTCGGTGTCGCTGCGAAGCTCTTTGTCTGAGCGTCATAGTTGCGTCTGTAGGCGCGTAGCGCTTCTAAGCCCTCGTCTGCTTTCTGGTCGAAGTAGCATAGCGGTAGCACTAGCCTTGCCGCGTCTATCCCGTGCTGGAGTTTCAGCGAGGGCGTTATCTTGCACGGGAACTGGTTTATTAAGAACTGCTCGATGGTCGATCTGCCCGTTTGCAGCGTCTTGGCTCTAGCGTCGTGTGGCAGCCATATCGTGTCGTACACGTAGGGTAGGCTATGTAAGTGGTCGAAGTAGTGCTGTAGAGGCTGTGAGTGGGCTTCATAGTGGTCTATGATGGCTAACCCGTCGGGCTTTATCTGCCAGAACCAAAAAGCGGTCGAGTCGGTGAACCCGAGGTCACAGGCAGCCGAGACAGGGAAGTTAGGGTCGTACAGGGATTGCCTAGCTGTTTGTTGGTTCTGCTCGATCATGTTGATGATGCTGGCGTAGTACGTACCCAAGACCGCCGCCTCGAACGAACACTCTAGCTCTTGCTCGTACTGGTCGTCTGACATCTGCGCCTTCATCTCGGTCAGGTCTTCTTGAGTCAGGATGTTGGTTGTTGATGCCTTGAGGGTGAGTTGGAACCAGTTGGGGTCTTCCTTGGCGCGCTCGTTTATGCGGTAGTAGTGGTTCTTGCCTTTAGGCGTCCCGATGAATACCGCCCACCCCTGCCGGTCGGCTAGTGTGGGTAGGACGACCTCTTCCCACAGGGTGGGTCTGGCGTCCCCAATCTCGTCGATGACCACACCATCAAGGTATATACCACGGAGGGTGTCAGGGTTGTCTGAGCCGTAGAGGGTTATCCAACTGCCGTTGATGAGTTTGACACGTAGCTCTGACTCTCTGATGTCTTTGTCTGAGTTGATGAACGGCCGCGCTGCTTCTTTGAGATACGACCACGCCACGTCCTTCGCTTGGCGATAGAACGGGGCAATGTAAGCATAGCGGGCGTCTGTCTTTGGTGTGTAGAGGGCGCGGATGAGTAGCTCGTTTACAGAGGCAACGGTTTTTCCACACCGCCTGTGCGCCACGATGCAAGCAAACCGTTCTGTCCTCTGGTGGAAGTCGAGGAATTGCGGGCGGGGCTTGTAGCTTAACTCAGCCATCAGTGGGAGTAGGGGTGGTAATGGGGGTGGTGATGGTCGGCATTGACTCGTGCAGCCTTGACTCGTAGGTTTTTGGTAGCTTGTCTAGTGTGCCTTGTGGTAGCAGTTCATTGTTGATGGTGATGTTGATACCGCCTGTGTGATTGTCTTGGGGTTGGTAGGTTCCCGACATTTTGTTAATTGTGTCGATTGCCGTGACTGAGATGTTAGGTCTGTTTTGCTCGTTGTCTAACGCTATGCGCCACAGGAAGGCTTTGCGGTGGTCTACGGTTGCACCGTCTATTGCTTGCTGTAGGTGGTAGATGAGGGATGCTAACCGTTTGCCATCTTCGCTGTTGGTGTAGTTTCTGATAGTGGCAGGGTCTACGTTCAGTTGCTTGGCTATGTCTCTAGTGTGTGTTCCTGAGGTATGGAGTCTTACAGCCTGAGCGTTCCGTGGAGGCATCTTGGCTACTTGTGCTGTGATTCTGTTTTTGATGTCAACG